GTTCACGTCGCTTATAAATCGAGTTTAGATGGTTATAGTAAAAAGTTATTTGATCCATTTTGTAGAGCGGATAAAATCACATATAACATACCTGGTACAGCTAATGAAATTCATACAACTGTTGCTCAGTTAAATTTCATTAGATGGTGTATAAAAAACAATATAATTGATTATATAAAAGATCATAAAATGCAATTATTTAATAAGCGCGTACCATGAAACCATTTTCGAATGAAAGTGTTTGATAACCAACATAATACATGTTAAGTGTATAATCACTCGTTAATCCATTTACCATTTTTACATCTAGAACAGTTTTATTAGATTTTAATTGACTAAAATCCAAACTTCCCGACGGTTCCACGTTAATCGGATTCATCGAGAATGCATACGTGTATATATTTCTAAACGGCCTTGATAATCGGTTCGATAAAGGTATCGTATATTTGTAATATTTATGATCACTATCTTGAAAACCAGGTACATCTTCACCATTTATAAATATTTTAGCGCTTAGCATTGGTGGATTATAAAATTCATTTATTATTGAATATTGTACATTCGATGAAAAGTTATACCTATTTGCAAACACATTTGCTAATAAATTATTACCACCGGTAAATATTTTTTCGTCTTCAAACTCTTGACGTCTAAAAAACCAATTAATACTTTTAACTGGTATTTTAGGAACGAGTTCAAGTTTGGCACTCGTTTCACCAGCTTTTATAACAGTCGAAGGGTGTCTTTGTACAAAATCGGTAATTAAAATATGCTTTTTGTTTTTTATATACGAACGTTCGCGATCTTCTAATGTAATTTCTTCGGTTACAATATCAAAACTATTTAATGATATCGTATCTGTATAGTTAGTAAAAAATGTTTGTGGTTTAAATTTTATATCAAATTGTATTTTTTGTTTATTAATAGCACACGTCGGGAAATATGGACGGTTTGGTTTATTTGTATCGTATTCATCACCTTCATATTTTCTTGAAAAGAAAAATGGTATGGGTATAAATAGTTTAGACTTATACTGGCTAAAAATTTGATTACCCGCTGATAGAGCTGTATCTTCGGCTAAATTTCTATTAACCGTGTACCTTTTTGTCCTCTTTTCTGATTCATCTAGGTAAAGTTCATCGTATATTATACCCCAATCAGAGTGGAATGTTTCAATAATGGTTTCGTCTATACGCATTGTTATTGATTCTATGACGTGTCTACCAACTTGATCAGCGTAATAATAATCATTGTCTCCTTCAGATGGTAATCCTGGGAGCTCCATTGAAATATACATATTAGAGAGAAGGTCACCCATATTTCTCGGGTTAAGCGTAACCTTTATAGTTTCGTTGAATGGCCAACTCGCTTTAGCATTCCCTGGTTTAATTACGTTTGTACTCTTATGAAACTTTCTAAAGTTAGAATGTCTCTTAGAATCGTAATTAAATAATGAATTCGTAGTTTCATTTTCTAATAAGTATGTATCTTGTTTACCTATCGCATTTAGTGATATTATAGCGCCTGTGTCTGGCCCACTTGTATCACACATACTATTTACTATAACACATTTTTTTAAATGTCGTTATACACGATCATTTGCCTATTTTTAAAATTTTTACATATATACTTTTGTAAGGAAATGTACCATAATTGTAAATATATTGTAGTCAATGAATAACACTGACCTTTTAACGATTTAACTTTTCCAATTTCAAAATCTCTTATTTTTTTAAAATCTGGGGTTTTTACACGTTCGAAACACGAAAAACATACACGCTTAAGACTTTGACCGAAAAATTTATAATACGTTTCATTATTATATAACCATATAGGCCTGATATTTCTATATTCCCTTATAAGCTCTCTAACTTCGTAATTATTTGATTTAATATATACATTTAAAGGACAATTACACAGAAAACAAAAACCTTTGCATCTAAACTGCACATACATAAAAGATTCAGTCGTCATTCTTTTATGTACTATAATGAAATTATACAACCCGATGGAACTCCTATTATAGGTATAAATTATGAAGAAGAAAGACCCACTGTATTAGAAGTTTTACCTAACACCGAAATAGAAATTCAACAACGAGTACAACAACCCGGGTATCAAATATTCGATCCGAAAATTATATATTGGTTAAATTTGTTTATTATAATAATTAGTGCATATTATACACTTGTATATGATAACATGATATCTATATGTAATTGTATGGCATGTATATTACCATTACACAGTACGCAAAATAACAGTTTATACGGTATTATTGGATATACTGTATATATTATGTTTGCTATGCTGTTAACAACATTTTTGGGTATATATGAATATTTATGGTATTATGTTATTTGCGATTCTATAATTATATGCATTTTTATAACCTCAGTCGCGAAATATATAATATATATCAGGAATCAAACTCAAAATATAACTGATCATGTTGTATGAACAAAAAGACCTAGATGTTGCCAAATCATTATACGGTGACGATATAGAAAAAAGTGAACGTTTTGCGAGAAGTATACACAAACTCAGAGAGTCTCGCAAAAAGTACGACGATAAAAGAGAAAAGTATAAAATCAAATTTATTGAAACTGTCCCCGAACAGAAAATAGAAAATAGAACAAAAGTTAATACCTGTATTGCTTTAACATTATCCGGTAAAAAATGCAATTTTAGAGCATCTTGTGGTAAATATTGCAAAAAACATTCCGCTAAAAAATAAATATATTGTAATAATAAAATGTTAGATCAGGAAACACTCAGACCCGTTATAATAGCCATGGCACTTTATCTTGCACTTTCCCAACTCATACCAGAACTTTTTAAAAAACCAACAAATATTAAAATAATCGACGATATAGTTGCAATGTTGATTGCACAAAGAGGTTCACTTACATCAGGTACTATTCTTACCGGTATCATTGTTTTCGTTACGAATTACATTAACGACGAATTCTTGTAAAACGTTTTCTTTACTCGTTAAAAACCGTGTTTTCGCGTGATCCATATACCTTAATTTTTTATTGTACGCATCTTCCATGAATTCCATAAGTTGTTCCATATCTGGCTTTCCCCATTGCATACCTGCTTTGTAGAGAAAATCATCCTTTGGTAATTTATGAAGTTCACATTTTATAGTATATGGAGTATCTATATACTCTATAGCCCCTCCATAATCTGTTATAATCACAGGCTTATTTCTTATTGCTGCTTCTACAGCACCCATACCAACTCCCTCGGATGATGAAAAATTTACATAACAATCTGATCTACAGTGTATTTCTTCCATAACTTCATCAGAAACTAAATCATTTATTATTGTTACGTTTGGTATATTGATTTTAAACGGATATTTACACGTTGCTTTAACAATTAATCGTGCATCAGGCTTATTTAATCTTACAAATGCTTCTAATATTTTATTAAAGTTTTTTCTCGGATCGTATACGTTACCTATATGATAAAACGTATATGGTCTTTTATCTGGTATATGTGCATGTATAACACAAAACTTTGTATCTGGAAACTGCCTTTCGAAAACATTTTTACAATATTCACTGGGTACTGCAATACTGTCAAATAGTTCAAAAAGTTTACCGTAATCTTCGTGAACAGTTTCGGTTTCACAGACGGTCATACAAACAACTTTTTTTATTTTACGTTTTATTTCTGGTATTTTATCTAACCAATATTGAACAGGAAGTGCAAATATAAAAGCACTATCGGATTCAGGTATTTCCTGGTTTATTTCAATATATTTAGTATACCCATCTTCAGGGAAAAGTTTCATATATTTTTTACAATGTTGACCAATCCCACTCAGGAGAGTTGGTCCAATGAATAACATTTACTATAAAGATTATCTTTCTTTTATATATATTACACAATGGACTCTGTCAGAGAAAAAATAACGATTGAACTCGCTAGATCTAAAATTCGTACCGAAGAGATATACGCTATCATTAAGCAAATTGCCGATCACATAGAACCACCAGCACCAGCGCCAACACCAGCGCCAACACCAACACCAGCTCCAGCGCCAGCGCCAGCACCAGCGCCAGCACCAGCACCAGCTCCAGCGCCAGCGCCAGCACCAGCGCC